ACACGAAGTCGCCTATACAAAGGTCAAGCGTGGGATATTGTGCAAGGATACAAGGCACGAATCACAACTGATGGTGGTTATTATGAGGGTATCTCTTGCTTACTAAACAAACTTAACAACTTATGATCAATTTATTAAGTCAAGCAAGTTTGGTAATGATACCAAGCGGATACAAGGAGGACGTAGTATACAGTGAGATCCCCATCAACGGAGCCGGCGATTTGGCGTTCACCCGAGCATCCAACGGGACAAGGATCAACAGCCAGGGATTGGTTGAGGTTTGCCCGTGGAATTTGTTGGAGTATAGCGAAGATTTTAGTAATGCGTATTGGTCAAAAGATGTGGGGGCTTCTGTTGATTCCAATGTAGCAACCGCCCCAAATGGCACAACAACCGCAGACCGTTTGAATTATGCGGGTGCGGGTCAAGCCGTTTATACCATACAATCTGTTGTAGGAACAAACACCTTTTCAGTTTATTTGAAGGGCGAAGGCGCAAACATTGGCAAACAAATACATTTAGAGATTGGCAACGGAACGGGAAGTAAAAATGTAACATTAACGGGAGAATGGCAAAGATTTGAAACTGACGCAAATAGTGCCACGAGTATAGCAATTAAAAGATTAAATAGCGGTCAAGCATCCGCCGTTTTGGCTTGGGGTATTCAAGTAAACCAAGGCGCATTAAAACCCTATTTCCCCACTACCGACAGATTAAATGTTCCCCGATTAACTTATCAAAATGGGGGCGGGGGGTGTCCGAGTTTGTTGTTGGAGAAGCAGAGTACGAATGTTGTTCTAAATAGTGAAGATTTTAGTAATGCAAGTTGGTTAACAAGTAATGTTACATTAACCGCAAATCAAACAACTTCGCCCGATGGAACACAAAATGCCGACAGTTTAATTCCTAATACAACAAATACGACCATTCATAGAATTTTTGAAAGTGCAATCAATTCAATTGCAACTGCAAGTTATTCTATTTTTGTCAAACCAAATGGCTATTATAGGGTAGCATTGCGAGAGTGTGAAACAACGGGCTCTTCAATTGGATTTGATTTGCTTAATGAAACAATTATTACTACATATTCAACGGGCGGATGCACTGCGAGTGGTGGTAAAATTGAAAATATGGGCAATGGATGGTATCGCATCAGTGGTATTTTTTCTTTTGCATCTGCAACAAGTCAAAGGTTAGGATTGTATGTTGTTTCGTCAAGTTGGACATCGGGAGACCCTGAAAGTGTAAGTTGGGCGGGAAATGGCACAAGCGGAGTTTATTTATACGGCGCACAGATGGAAGCATCATCTTACCCCACCTCCTACATCCCAACCACATCATCAAGCGCAACAAGGGTGGCGGATGATTACTCTCGCTCTTTGTCAAGCATTGCATCGGGTACTGCATATATAAACATTACGGATAATGTCGCGGTAGGAACGCCAGGAACTCACCTATTTGGCCCGTTTAGTATTACGGGCGCATCATTAGGGCTTTATTTGTCAAGACCAAATAATGCAAGATTGCGTCTTTGGACTCAAGCGTCTGCCAATGTATTCCAAACAACTGAAACCAATTTAAAACTTGCAATGACTTGGGATGGAACAAATGTCAATGTTTATCAAAATGGGGTTAAGGTGGTTACCAATTACGCATACGCAATAACGAATGTAAATAATTTGTTTTCAAGTACATACCTTGAGAGTTCGGCTACAATTGCTGAAATTGTATTGTTTAATTCAGTTTTAACCGATGCCGAATGTATCGCCCTAACAACATAAAAAAATGGCAAACCAATTTCTGAAATACGAATTTACCCCCACCGAATGGGCAACCCTTCGCAAGTTAATAGAAACTACCACAATCAACCCCGAGGGGGGCGAGGTCACCACCTTTGTAAATTGTGCGGTTGTTGAGTTGGGATTTTTGCCGATTACGCCCGCCGTTTATGACGGGATGAAATTGAAAACCCCCGCAGTTTTAAGCGACAAGTGGGCGGTTGACATTTTGTTTTACACCGAACCACCCGCAGAGTTTACCCCGTTTGAGGTTTGGCCCCCGCCGATGGGAATTCATACATTCAGCGGTGATGACAATTTGTATTTACAAGCATATTGCAAGAAGTTTCCTGACTCACCCTATTGTGTAATTCCCGATGAAAAACTTTAATGATACAAGTGCGGTCATTGCAACTGCTATTTCAGGCAGTTCAGCTCTCATCACTTTCACGCAAACTTATCAGCCAATTGTTACTTTTTGCGTGGGGATTCTTGGTATTATATCGGGCGTGTTGGCTGTGGTATATTACCACAAGAAAATCAAGAGGATAGATGGCAAAGGCAACTAACTCGGTAGCGTTTAGGGCAAAGCCAAAGAACAAACTCCGCAGACACACAAAGCATATTAACAAACACAAATCGTGGAAACCCAAAAGAGGACAAGGATAAGTTTCAAATCCTACTTTGAACCAACACCAAAAAGATTCCGTGTGCTTGGAGATTCCATCGCTGCGGGATCGTTGTTTGTTGCCGGGTTAAACATTGACCATCCCAAGTTGATGCTTATCATTGGCATATGTGGTGGACTCGGCAAGTTTATCACAAACTTCTTCACGGATGAAACAAGTTAAATTCAACGGTTACTACAAAGAAGAGTCACCGAAATCACAAATCTATTTGCATCACACCGCTGGTGGTGGTGACGGAGTGGCAACCTTCAAGTTTTGGGATGCCGATCCAGTAAACATCGCAACCTGTGTTGCGATAAGTCGGTCAGGTGAAATCGTGCAAGGGTTCTCATCTAAACATTGGGCGTTCCACTTGGGTTTGAAATCTGCACACTTCAAAGGGTTACCATTCATCAAACTTGACAAGACATCCATCGGCATTGAGATTTGTAATTGGGGTTACTTGGTAGAGAAGAACGGCAAGTTCTACAACTATGTCGGCAAGGAGGTCAAGGATGTATGCAAACTTGAGAAGCCATACAAAGGATTTACCTATTTTGAGAACTACACGAAAGAGCAAATTGCATCAACCAAAGAGTTGTTGTTATTGTGGCGTGAGAAGTATAACATTGACTTGACATATCACGAGGACATTTGGCAAGTTACCAAAAGAGCTTTGAGCGGAAAGAATGGAGTGTTCACTCACAACTCGGTTCGTGCAGACAAAATTGATGTCTATCCGCACCCTGATTTGGTATCTATGTTGCAATCACTTTAAGTTGCTATTTGATTACGATGATATTCCAAAGGATTAATTTTCACGACAACAAACTGCCTGTGTTCAAGGAGAACAAGGCAAAGGGGTTCGTGACTTTCGGAGCAGACAATCTCTATCCCGATTTTCTCGTAGAGTTATTTAACAAATCACCCAAGCACAATGCCATCGTTTCTGCAAAAGCTTCTTATATTGCTGGTATTGGTACTGATGTTTTCGGACAAAACACCACCGACATCGCCAAAGCCGAAGCCAAACTAAAGAACATCAACGCCTATGAGACCTACGAGGAACTCAAAGCAAAGATTGCATACGATGCCGAGTTGTTCAATGGGTTTTGTGTTGAGGTTATTTGGAACAAAGCCAAGACCGCACCAAGCGAATACTATCACATCCCATTCAAGGATGTACGCAAAGGTTTGGAAGGTGAATACATCTATTGTGAAGATTGGACTGATGCAAAAGCACCACGCATATCTTATCAACCCTACAACCCCATCACAAGAGAATCAAAGCAATTGTACTATTGTCAGTTCTATCGTCCCGGTGAAGGCACTTATCCGCTTCCCGATTATGTAGGGGCGTTGAAATATATTGAGGTTGATACCGAGATTTCCAATTACTACTTGAATAGCATCAAGAACGGATTCACGGCACAAACTCACATCCAGTTGTTCAAGGGAATCCCAACACCTGAAGAAGCTCGTGCAACTGCAAGACGATTCAAGGAGAACTATCAAGGAACGGACAATGCCGGTGGTTTAATTATCCAATACAACGATCCGACCGAGAAGGAATCAATTATTTCCAACCTTCAACCATCGGATTTTGACAAGCAATTTGATTTGCTGAATAAGACCGTTCAACAAGAGATATTTGTTGCACACAAGGTCAACTCTCCAATGTTGTTTGGGGTGCGTGTAGAAGGTCAGTTGGGTGGCAGAACGGAATTGATTGAAGCATATGAGATGTTTCATCACGCCTACATTGAACCACGCCAACAAAAGATTGATGATGTGTTCTCGTACTTGCTTGAACCTATTGCACAGGTAAGATTAGAGACCATCATCAAGCCACCAATCGGATTGGACTATCAGTCATTGTTCACCGCTGGTGTAATTACAAACGAAGAAGCACGGAAAGAACTTGGGCTTCCATTGATTACCGATGTTCAGCAATCTTCTTTGAACGATGCCATCAATGCTTTGAGTCCTTTGGTTGCAAACAATGTATTGTCAAATATGACAATCAACGAGAAGAGACAATTGGCAAACCTTCCGCCTATCGCTGGAGGAGATTCATTGCCATCAGCAGCACCAGTTGCCTTGTCAAAACAAAACCCATTCGGTTGGGATGATGAGCGTGACCTTGTTGTATTCAATAAGTACGGAGAGAAAGCCGAAGAGTTTGAGGAGGCGAAGTTTGAGTTTGCCGATGCGATTGAATCTGCCATCTTGAATGTGTTGAAAGAGAACAAAGGGTTACAGGTTGGAGACATTGTAAACATCACCAAACTTGACGCAAGGGTTGTTGCCGATGCGATTGCCAAACTTGCCAAAGCGGAATTGGTTAAGTCATACGAGGACGGATTGGAAACAACCCCAAAAGGATTGGAAGAAATCAAAAATCTTCAAACT